CTTTTGCCGGGATCTGTTCAACAGGTTCGATATGTTTGGGGTCAATACGCAAATATCGGGCAAACAGTGGGAAATCATACACAGGATAACGGATAAGGTGATTAGGTGAGATCGAGGAATATCAAGCCCGGCTTCTTTAAGAACGAGATCCTTGCCGAATGTGACCCTCTGGCAAGGGTGCTTTTTGCAGGTCTTTGGTGCATGGCAGACCGCGAAGGACGGTTAGAGTTTAGGCCAAAGCGCATCAAAGCAGAAATCTTGCCGTACGACGACTGTAAAATTGACGTGCTTCTTAACCAACTTTTGCAGAACGGATTCATCATCGTATATTCTATTGACGGAGCCAATTACTTATCAATTCCAACATTTACAGAGCATCAAAACTGTAACATAAAAGAAGCTGCAAGTATCATACCGGCACCTAACGAGCACGGTGCAAGCATGGTACAAAAACTGCCTCTTACTGAATACCTCTTACCCCATACCTCTTACCCTACACCCCTAACCACGAAACCACGTTTCGTGAAGCCTGCAAACCCCGACGGATTTGAAAAGTTTTGGGCAGCATACCCGAAGAAGAAAGCGAAAAAGGACGCTGTTAAAGCCTTCACCAGGATCAACCCCGACGAAACGCTTCTCGAAGCCATACTTACCGCTATCGACAAAGCCAAGAAATCGGAAGACTGGTCAAAGGATGATGGCCGTTACATTCCCCACCCCGCCACGTGGTTGAATGGCCAGAGGTGGTTAGATCAGGATGTAGAAATAGACCCAATGTCCAGCGCCGTATCTACTACGACCCGGCACAATATCGGAGTTCTGCAAAATTGGAGGCCGCCAAGTGAAAGATGCAGTTAAGTTCAAGGAATTTATGACGGTACTTTGTGAGATCCACGATAAGAGATTAACGCAGCTTCTTTCTGACCTTTACTGGAAAGTATTGGAGCCTTTCGACGATGAAGATTGTGAAAGGGCATTTAAAGAGCTTGTTTATGATTGCAAGTTCTTTCCAAAGCCAGCTGAATTTATCGAAATACTGAGAGGAAAGAAGCAGGATCAGGCAACGATGGCATGGATTGAGGTTGTCAATGCAATCAAGAGGATAGGCCCATACCAGAGCGTCAACTTCGGTGATCCGGTCATCAACAGCGTGCTCGAATTCATGGGCGGATGGCCAGCAACAGGAGATTGGCTGGAAGATGAATTGAAGTGGAAACAGCGCGAATTTGAACGGCTTTATGGAATTATGCAGGGAAGAGAAGCAAAGGTTAAGTATTTGCCGGGAATATGCGAAACATCAAACGATTTAAAGGGATTTCATGGGCGAGATCAGGTTGTTTGCCTTGGCCATGATGAACGGAAACAGATAGCAGAGGCTGGCTTGATATGACGCCACGCCTGACCACGCTCAAGCCCAACATCTGCTTTACCTGCCACATAAGGAAGGTCCACCAACAGGGATGCACTGAACCGGCCCGCGATGCCCTGATCCACAAGATAGGACAAGAAAAATTCGCCGCCCTGAAACAGGACGCCTTCACCACCCGCAAGATCACACAACAACTGCTGGAAGATACAAAAACAAAACTGGAAAGGGAACAAACATGAACACAGAACACTGGCAACATCCTTTGAAGCGCCGTTACCAGGGGACACCAGAGCGGCAGCATAAGGCCGGATACCAGGAACCCAAGCAATTCTGGAGCGAGAAGTAAATGAAAGTCAAAGACCTTCGAGGCAGCACTTACAACCCACGCCGCATTTCCGACCGCCAGATGGAGATGCTCAAAAAGTCCATGCACGAATTCGGCGACCTCTCGGGCATCGTCAAAAACCGCCGGACCGGGAACCTCGTCGGCGGCCACCAGCGCCTCAAACACTTCCAGCCCTCCTGGGAAATAGTCGCAGCACCACACACAGACGCCGTCGGGACCGTCGCCGCAGGGCACATCAAAACACCGTTCGGCGACTGGACGTACCGAGAGGTTGATTGGGACGAGCAGAAGGAGAAGGCCGCCAATATCTCCGCGAATAAGCAGGGCGGAGAATTCGAGCCCGCACTCCTCCGGGAACTCCTTCTCGAACTCGACACCGGCGCCTTCGACATGGACCTGACCGGCTTCGACTCGAAAGAGATCGAGGACTTAATGACACAATATGCGCCGCCGGACACCAAGGAGATTGTCGAGGACGACTTCGATGCGGAGGCTGAGGCGGAAAAAATACAGACCGCCATCACCAAGCGCGGCGACATCATCATGCTCGGACGCCACCGTCTCATGTGCGGCGACAGCACCAGCGCAACAGACATGGCCATGCTGATGGACGGCAAGGTGGCCGACTGCATCTGGACCGATCCGCCCTACGGCGTGGACTACACCGAGAAGAATAATTTCATAAACAAGACCCGCGCCGGCATCGCACACCGGAAGATAGCCGGCGACGAACTCCGCAAGGAAGGTCTTGAAGACTTTCTTTCCCAGGCGTTCATGGTCACCTCAAACCACCTAAAGGCCGGCGGTTGCGTTTATATTGCACATGCCGATGTGATGAGTAGCGTGGAATTCCTCAAGTCAATACAGGGCGCCGGAATATACATCAGCCAGACCATCATCTGGGTAAAGAACAACGCCGTCCTCTCAAGGAAAGACTACAACTGGCGACACGAGCCCATTCTATACGGGTGGAAAGAGGGCGCCGGCCATTATTTCTGTATGGACTTCACCAATACCACCATCTACGACGACCAAACAGACCCGGCCAAAATGAGCAAAGAAGAACTACTCGCGGCATACCGGGAGCTACAAAACAGGATGGCGGAAAGCGTCGTCCGGGAAAACAGGCCAGAGGTCTCCCCTCTGCATCCCACAATGAAGCCGGTAAAGCTGGTGGCTAAGTTGATCCGGAACAGCACCAGGCCAGAGGCGAAAGAAATAGTGCTCGACCCATTCATGGGCAGCGGAACCACCCTGATCGCGTGTGAACAGACAGGCAGAGTCGCGTATGGAATGGAACTGGACCCAGTGTATGTGGATGTCCAAGTACTGAGATGGGAGCAGTTCACAGGCAAAAAGGCAATTAGGCCGTAAGGATGAGGCCGTATAGGTGAGAATATGCTGACGACCTGGAAAATAATAACCAAGTTCACCGGCTTCTCCCGAAACACCCTCAAAAAACTCGTCCGCGAAGAGGGCTTCCCGGTGGCAATTGTCGCCGGCCGCCCCACCACCACCAGAACACTCATCGAGGATTGGATAACGTCCAAGCTTTCCCAACAAAACAGACCACCAAGATACACAAAAAAATAACGTGTCAAGATACTATTTTTAACCACTGCCTGTCACCACCTGTCATAGCCAGCTCACCATAAAAAAGCCGTGTTATACTTCTGCCGAAATTTAACATTGTCCTGGAGCCGGTAAGGCGGAAGGACGGGAACAACTCCCGAGAACTATCAGGGAACGACGGAAGAAAAGATATGGCCAAGACATACAACAAGCCTGGACCCAAGCCAATTCAACTCGATCTCGACAAAATCGAGTCGCTGGCGGCGCAACAGCTATCACAACAGCAAATATGTGATTGCCTTGGGATTTCCATGGCAACGCTCCAGAGAAGGAAGTCCCAAACTGAGCAATTAGAACAAGCAATAGCCCGCGGCAAGGCCAAAGGGCTCGCAATCATTACCAATAAGCACTTTGAGGCGGCCAAAGCAGGCAACGTGGACGCACAGAAACACATCCTCCGCTGCAAGGCGGGATGGACGGAAGTGCAGAAGATCCAGCATCAAGGCGACCCGGAACAACCACTCGTTATCGTTATCAAAGAGAAGGCGAAGTAATGGCAGAGGCCCAGAAAAGAATAGAACTGACCGTTCCTCAAGGCGAGATATTCATGCACCCGGCCCGATGGAAGTGCGTCATTGCCGGTCGCCGGTTCGGCAAGTCTTACCTCGCCAACACCTGGCTCCTCGACTCGGCCCTCACCTCCAAAGACCTGCTCTGCTATTATGTGGCGCCAACCTATCGCCAGGTAAAGGAAATCGCCTGGGTGATGCTCAAGCGCCTCCTGCCGTTAAGCCATGTCACCGCCGTCAACGAATCGGAACTCTCCGTAACCTTCACTAACGAATCACGAATCAAGCTCAAGGGAGCCGACAATTATAATTCGCTCCGAGGAGTCGGCATTGACCGGCTGGTCCTCGATGAGTTTGCCGACATCGCCGAGGAGGCCTGGAACGAAGTTTTAAGACCGGCCATGGCAGATAGGCAGGGGCACGGCCTCTTTATCGGCACACCAAAGGGCTACAATTGGGCCAAGAGGCTCTACGATAAGGCCCAGAACGATCCAGATTGGGCAACGTGGCATTTTTCCAGCGAGGAGGGAGGGTGGATACCACCCAAGGAACTCGAGGCGATAAGGGCAGAAATCGGCGCCGTCATGTTCTCCCAGGAGCACATGGCTCAGTTTGTGGACTTGGCCAGCAACATCTTCCGGCGCGACTGGTGGCAATACTACCGGGAGGAACCGGCAACCCACGGCTGCATCCAATCATGGGACACCGCCTTCAAGAAGGGCAGCGAGAACGATTACAGCGTCTGCACCACCTGGGGCCTCACCAAAAACGCCTATGTCCTTCTCGACATGTGGCGCGGCCAGGTGGAATTCCCGGAACTCAAGCGCCAGGTTCAGGCACTTTATGCCAAACACAAACCATATGCCGTCATCGTCGAGGACAAGGCCAGCGGCCAGAGCCTCATCCAGGAACTGCAGAAGGAAACCGTCATGCCGGTATTCCCGGTCAAGGTGGACTCGGACAAGATCACCCGCGCCAACGCCGCCACCCCCATCATCGAGGCCGGAAAGGTGATGCTGCCCAACGAGGCGCCATGGCTGTTCGATTTCATCGAGGAGATGACGGCATTCCCCGCGGGAGAGCACGACGATATCGTGGACAGCGTAGTCCACGGCCTCAACTATCTGCGGTGGTCGGCCATCGGAGCACCTGAGAAACGATACATCAAGCCTCTGGCCGACATCATGATCGACGCCATCGAGAAGGCGCCGGAACCGGCATATGCGGATTTGACATACCGGGACCAGATAGAGTCGGACAGATTCTGGGAAGGGGAAGAAAGGCAACGAGATGCAATCTTCGATATTCGGTGACCTCGCAATAGTTGTCGGCATCATCCTCGCCGCGGCGGCGCTTTTCATCGCCATGGTGGGATTTGGATTCTACCTGGGACGGAAGACCATCATTCCGTACGAGCGAAAAGCGGAGGTGTTCGACCCAGGCGAACCGGGACTGTTCGAGCACGATCCCTACGAGGTGGCCATGAGCGACCCGAGGGACCTAAAAGACCTCAAGTAGGCAACCAGGGAGGTGATGACGGTGGCCAAGAAAGGTGGATGCGGCAGTAAAGGGAAAGGTGGAAAAGGTAAGTGAGCAAAACGTTAAGCATTTATTGTGAGATATGCAGCGAGAAAATCGCAACGGCAGAGATATCCGCTCTTTCTCTTCCCCTCAAGGGTAGCCAGTTCCTCTCGCCAGATGCTTGGCATGGCTACCCTCCCCCCTTCCCGGCATCCGCCGGGTGGGAGGAGATGCGCTGTCCTTACTGTGGGTGGCGACCGTTCACGACAGAAACTGCCGTCTTGACGGCAAACGGCATGTACGAGGTGCCGCGGACGGTGGCCCCCGAGGAGGTGGTTCTCGAGGAGGTGGTAATTGAAGCTCAAAGCGGCCCGGAAAGCGGCCCGGAGAAAGGCGAAAAAAGAGGCGGAACGGCAGAGAAAGTATGCTGCCCCGAGTGCGGCAGGGAATTCCAGCACCGAATCGGACTCTCCTCGCACATGAAGAAGCACCGGCGGGACGGTAATGACTTGGGGAAAGCGGCGGCGGCCAAGATGAAGTGCCACATTGAAGCGCAACAGTAGGCAGGATAAAGAGACATGGCAGACAACGTCGTGACATTGGAAAAGGTGGCACAGGGGACAAAAGGACCGGAAGAGTTACTTCCGCCGGAAGGCAAGGGCGAAAAAGTCGCTATTCGCGTCTTTGAAATCTTAAAAGAGATCATCGACCACAAAGAAGCGCTCGGCCTGCCGAAAAGGTGGAACCGCAACTACGAACTAAAGCGCGGCAAGCATTGGAAAAATGCCTCCAGCACGGCGCTGCCGCTGGTTACGGCAAACCTGATCCACGTCAACCGTCTCCGCACCATCAACGTGTTGACAGACAATAGCCCCATTTTCAACGTGGCCCGCCTGGGAGACACGGAACAATACGACGAGGAGGCCTTCGACGACATCCAGAGATGCGCCGACCACTGGTGGAACGAGCAGGAACAGCAGGACGTATTTGAGAGCAGCGTCAACAACGGCGAGGACTACGGCATAGCAATCGAAAAGGTAGTATTTAACCCGGACTTAGAGGAGAGCGGCGAGGTGGACACTATAGTGGTGGATCCGTTCCACTTCGGATTCTACCCGGTGAGCCTCACTAACCCCCGCGACCTACAGAAGAGCGAGGCAGTTCTGCATTATTACCCACTCTCATTGCGGGAGGCAAAGCGCCGCTGGCCGAAGTATGCCGACCGCATCAAGGGCGACGACGACATCCTGAAGGAATTAAGCGACGAACGAACGGAGGTGGCCGCGGGCGGGCGGAAGACGGGCAGCATGCTCACCACCTTTGCCAGCACTGTTCAAAACCTCATCAACTTCAACATGGGGAAGGTGGACGAAAAGATCGACAAGCAGGTGCTGATCGTCGAGGCATGGGTCCACGACTACACAATGATTAAGCGCCGACGGATCGCCGGAGGCGGCGTGGTCGACCCACAGATCGAACTGGCAACCATCGAGGAAGTGGTAGTCGAGGAAATACAGCCGAAATACCCTGGGTTCATCCGATATGTCGTCTGCTGTAACGGCAAGCTCACCTTAGAGGACCGGCCCAACCCCAACATCAACCCCTCTCTGCCCGAGGAAGAGGCCCGGAAGACGTACCTGTGGGATAAATTTCCCTTTGCCGCGGCCAACAGCCATAAAGATACCGCCTCTGCCTGGGGCATGTCGGATGCCGAGCAGTTAGAGCGACTCAACACGGAGTTTGACAAGGCCATCTCGCAGTTCGTCTTGATGAAGGACCGGGCAGCCAGGGCCAAGATCATCAACCCCAGGACCTCCGGCGTCCAGAACATCGAATTCACCAACGACAGAGGCATCATCAACCCGATAAATGCAGAGCAGGGCGCAGGGATTCGGTACCTTGACTACCCCGCCATTCCCGCGGACATCCAGGCCAGCATCAGCCTCTTCCAGGACCTCTTTTTCCGGGTGGCCGGGACTTTCGACCTCGACATTGCCAAAACCAGCGCCAACAACACCCTGGCGTACAAATCCATCGCGGCCCTCATCGAGCAGGCAGCGACCATGATGCGGGGCAAAATACGCAACTATAGCCGCCTCATTAGGGAGCGCGGACGGATGTACGTGTCCATGGTGCAGAACTTCTATACCGAGGAGCGATGGATTACCTACAAGGACGCCAGCGGCAACCAGGTAGCCAAGTCCATCGTCGGCAAAGACCTGCTCATCCCGGCGCGACTGACGGTGGTGGCGGGCTCGACCATGCCCCGGAGCCAAATCCAAGTACGGGAAGAAGCTATTGAACTTTTCCGCCTCGGGGCCATCGACCGCCAAGAACTCTTAGGCAAGCTGGATTGGCCGTCCCGGACGGATGTGGTCGAGAGGATGAACGCCGGACCCTACGTTGAACTATTCGGTAAGCTGCAAGCCGCCGGTATGGCGCCGGAGATCATCCAGACGCTACAGCAGATCGCCGGGCTCGAAGAAAAGGACATCGCCAAGGCGATGGAGAAGGGAGAATTGCCGCCCCTCGATACAGTCCTGCAGCAGACATACAGCGGCCAACCGGCACCGCAACCTCCTCCCGATCCGGAGGCGATGGTGGCCCAGGCAGAGGTGGAACTGAAGATGGCCGAAGCCCGCCGGACGATAGCCCAAGCAGAGGAAACGGAGGCCAAAAAGGCGCTTACCGCCGAGCAGATCATGACGGAAAGGGTTAAACAGCAGGTGGCCCTGGCCGGGACAAAGTACGACGAGGAACTGCTCAAAATAAAGCGGGCGGAAGTTGTCGCCAAGATCGAGGCGGACATAAAACAAACAAAAAGAGAGGCGCTCTCCCTCGATATTAAAGAAATGCAGCCGCGAAACGAAGAGAACAAGGGCATCTACCACGAAAAGGGCGCTGCCAGCAACAACCAGGAGGTGTTGGAATAATGCCGAACGTAAAGCCGGGCGAAAGCGAAAAGGATTATGTAAGCCGCGCCATCCCCGTTATTCTAAGCGAGGGCACGACTAAAGACCCGAAACAGGCAGCCGCCATCGCATACAGCATGTACCGACAGCAGAGAGGTAAATTTGCTAAATATAAAAAACAACGAGAGGCGGGCCCCGGAGAATGATCCTCGCTGATTTTCAATGTAAGGCCTGTGGAGTTCACGAGCGGATTGTTGACTCGGGGATGTGGCATGACAAATGCCCCACTTGTGGACGAAAGACAAAGCGCATCATGAGCGTGTCCGGCGTCTATACCGGCAACCAGGACGGCAGCTATGCCAAGGAATCGGCTGCGGCGCTATTGGACATGGACGCCGCCAAGAGGTCCCCGGACCCCCTGGAGCGGGAGCTGGCCGCCAACCCCAACCGGGAGCACCTGCGAAAATACATGCGGGCCAAAGGCCTGCGACATGCGGAAAACGAGGGCGGAGCCCCACCCACGTACCGCAAGCCGCCAGAACGTGATTTGCGGGACATTGCGGACCTGCTCTGGCGCCGGCACCAAGGCCGGCAGCGCATAGAGGTAAACGGCTGACGATGACGAAAGTCGATACCAAAGAGTTGGTGGAGATTCTCCTACGGGTGCTGAAAATGGCCGTCACCCTCCTGGAGAAGTACCACCGGGAAAGGCTCGCAACATAGAGTAGCTAAACATAACACCCAGGGTCTCGCCGGATAGTCCCGGCAACGCCCAGGGCGATGTCGCACACGGCATAATAACCGAAAGCCCTCTGCGATTCTGAAAATATCAGGATTGGGAGGGCTTTATTTTTTTAAGCCCAAGGAGAACTCAATGGATTTACCCGAAACGACGCTAAACACGCAAGAAGCGATAGATGCCTCGTCAGCATCTGCGGACAGACCGGCCTTCGACCCGGACTCCATCGGCCTCATCAACACCGTTTCCGACGGCACGGATGTGCCCGCCAAGACCGCCGGTAAACAGGAGGATACGACAGACAAGTCGCTAAAAACTGACGGCGATGCAGAACCGGAGAAGGGAACCGCCAAGGAGCAGGGGAGCATGAGGTTCGACCAACACCCTGACTGGCAACGGATGATGCGGGAGCGGGACGAGGCCCGCCAAGAGGCGCAACGCATCAAAGAGGAGCGCATCCGCCTGGAGGCGGAACGGGACTTCCTGCGGGAGCAAAGACGGCAACCCGCACAAGAAGAGCCCCTTCCATATAAAGATACCAGCCGGATGAGCGCCGAGGATTTGGCCGAATGGATGACCACGGATCCCAAGGGCTACCATGACAATCTCGTCATTCAGGCCCGCGAACAGGCCAAGCGCGAGGTAAGGATGGCCCTCGAACAGTCCGAACAGCGGCGACTACAGGAAAGCCGGGAGGCGTCCATCAGACGCACCTATGAGAAGTACGAGAAAGAGAATCCCGACTTCAAAGCGATGTGGGATCGCGGCGAGATTCAGGTGTTCCTCGAGGCCAATCCTGGTCACAACCCCATCAGCGCCCATCAGATGATGACGATGGAGGCGCGGGTCAAGGCAGCCGCGGAGAAGGCGGCAAAAGAAGCGGCAGAAAGAACAAACAAGAATTGGCAGGCAAAGCGCCAGGCGGCAGTTATCGGCACTGGACCATCCGGGGTCGGGAACACCGCCGACGCCGACAACGAACTACAAAACACCAAAGAACGCGGCGGCCCCGTCTCCGTTCTGGTCCACAGACTACAGAAACTGAGGGCCGCGGCGGGAAGATAAAAGGAGGAGCAATATGTCTCTCACGTACACAGAAATTCAGGCTATCACCGAAGACTACTTTAAACTCGATGGCCGACAGGCAACCGATATTTACTTCAACACCAGCTTCTTTATGAAGCATTTTATGGACCAGAAGAAGGGCCTCTTCGAGCGGCCCTCGGGTGGCGAACGGATTCGTGTCCCGCTGGAATTCGACGAAGGGCAGGGCGGTTTCTACGCCCGCGGCGGAACGATCTCTTCGGACGACAACGACGTCGTCAACTGTGCGTATTTTTTATGGAAAAACGCTTATGGAAACGCCACCATCTATGACGAGGACGAGATCAAGAACGCCGGCGACTATGCTATTGTGAGCCTCATCACGCAGAAGGTGGCAAACGCGCAGAAGACCGTCACCAAGAAGATTGCCAATCAAATCTACAACCAGGATGCGGACAGTTCCGTCAACATCACCGGTCTGAAGGCCTGCTGTTTCGCCGGCACCTCGACGCAGTATGGTGGCATTACGCCGACGGACCTGGTGGCCAGCGACGGATCGTATCCGTGGCGCGGCATCAACACGACCACCACGGAGGGCATCTCGCTCAAGGTTATCCGCGAGTTGGCCAGCACGGCCAAACTCTACGACGGCCCCAAGGGAAAGCCGGACGTGGGGCTCACCACAGAAACCCTGTTCAACATCATCAGCGGTATCCTGCAGACGCAGCAGCGCTTCACCCAGGACACCGATACCGCCAAGGCCGGGTTTACGAACCTCGTCTTCGAGAACAAGCTGATCGCGGCTGACGACTACTGCCCGTCCGGTTACCTGTTCTTGTGCAACAGCAACTATGTCGGATGGGCGATTCACCGGGACGGATACTTTGCAAGGACTCCGTGGGCCGACCTTGTCACGGCGAACGTTTTTGGCAGAACGATGAAGATCAAATGGCACGGCAACCTGATTGTCAGCAACCGTCGCGCCCACGCTGCGCACAGCAATCTGAGCTAAGGAGGAACATAATATGTCTATCAGTCCTATCAAAATCAATGCTTGGTCGCAGGGGCTTTATGAAGTATCCGCAACCAAGAAAGAGTGCCTTGGTGCCCTCCGCGAAACAGAGGACGGAAGAAAATTCCGCTATGCCCAGGCCGGAGATACCCTGATTGTCGGCGGGGCCACCTATTCGGCGGCGGCGACGTCAAATCACGTCAACCAGATTCAGAGCAGCGGCGCGGCCAACGCCGCCGGAGCCATCCAGGTGACTGTGTATGTGGGAGGCACGGCGGTCACCGCCAATCAGTACGACGACGGCTATCTGGTCGTCTATCGTGCCGGGTCCGGAACCGCCGGGTATTACTACCCCATCGCCAGCCACAGCACCACCGCTACCGGCTCGGAAACCATCACGGTCACGCTGAAGGAACCGCTGGTCAAGGCCACCTACACGAACGACTATTTCAGCCTCTTTGCAAACCCGTGGTCCGGGGTCGGCAATGTGACCGACATCACTGTGTCCTGGAGCGGGCAGGCGATGGCGGCGGCCACGTCCGGCCAATATCTGTGGGTGCAGACCGGCGGCTTCGGTGTGGCCTTCGGCGGCGATACGTCGGCGGTGGGTATGGTGGTCTGCCCGTCCGATACCACCTACGCCCTCGAAACGGCGGCAGGGTATACCGGACCGTTTGTGGGCCATGTGTATAGCACGGCCTTCGCTTCCGGGTACTTTACCCCGGTGCTGCTGAAGTACGACTAACAACGATACGGGAGGGGGCTTCGGCCCTCTCCCTTCCTTAAGGAGGATTAAAATGTCCATCACATCTACCTTCGTCGGGCGCTCCGTCCTGGGGGACAAGGCGCTTACATACGGCACCTATACGGACTCAGGGGCGGGGACGGAAGACAATATAGACACCAAGCTGCACCGCTGTGAGATGATCATCCTGCAGCCATATGGATCGTCGGCGGCTACGGATGCACCGGCAGTAAACGAAACCTTGCCTGTGGATGGCTCGGCGGTAACGGTAATCACCAAGGCCTCCCAGTCGGGTATTTGGATCGCCATCGGCGATATGTTCAATTAAGGAGGTGGGCAATGGCCTTCACGTTCACCAAAACCAACGAATCCGTGGCGGGGGACATCCGGATAACCATGGGTACATTTACCAGTGCATCCGGGTCTACCGGGGGCGATATATATACCGGGCTCCAAAAGGTAGACGGAATGGTCCTGACGCATAAGGGGAGTGCTACGGTTGCCACATTTCCGGTCATTAGCGAAACCTTCCCCAAGGTGGACCCAATAACCATTGTTACGGAAGCTAATGGCGCTGGTTACTGGCTCGCCTACGGACATTGAGGAAGGAGGCGTAAGACATGGCGCTGACAATCACTAAGGAATACAGTAACATCGGCAGCAAGCAGATGGTCAACGGGACCATCATGTTCGATTCCTCGTATCCCACCGGAGGAGAATCCTTCGATCCCGATGTATTGTTCGGGGTGCACGACATTGACTATGTGATGATCGAGAACCGGAACGGATACTTTTTTGAGTATGATGCTGCCAACAAGAAGATCAAGGCGTTTAGCCCCCGGCAGATGCCCGCGATCATCTACGACGAGCATCAGGTCTTGGACAGCAGCTATCAATTGACGACCAATTACCCTGCGGCCTATTTCAACAACATCGCCAGCAAGGGGCAGAATCTCAAGTGGCGGTCCACCGGCATCGCACAGACGTCCCTGGCGGAGGGGGAATGCTGCCTCGCCTCCGCTATGGCCTACGGAACCAAGACGACCATCACGGTCAGCCCGGTCAACCTGACGTCCTACGGAGCCATTGGCAATGGAACCGGATGGACGGCAGGGACCAACTGGTCGTTTTCCGGAGGCAAGGCCGTTAAGGCTGCCGGGGCCAGCTCCGGCACGCTGTCCGAAGATGCATCGGCCACCAACACTATCGTGATCGGCCATACCTACAGGATCATCTACACCATCAGCTCGCGGACGGCGGGCGGGGTAACAGTGAGCATAGGCGGGACAGACGGTACAGCGCGGACGGCGGACGGCACCTACACCGAGGACATCGTGGCCAGCACCACCGGCGGCCTCATTTTCACCCCGGCCTCCGATGCGTCGGCACTATCCATCGACGACGTTTACATCTACGACCTGGATGTGTACCTGCACTACATCACCCAGGGATGGACCGAGGTCTGGGATAATCTGGTTCAGGACGAGGAAAAGACCCTGGCCACCGGAGCCAATAACCTCGCCAGCGGCAATAAGATTGCCGCACTTATGTATGTGGACCAAACCACAGCTACGGCGGCAAGGCTTATCCCCATCGATGAGGACGATACAGTAGCCAGCGGCGAGGTGGATGTTAAATTCAACTCAGCCACTGCCCAACTGACTGTCCACAGTGACCAAAACGCTAAGACGGTCAAGGTTACGTACCTGAAAGTACCAGCCACCGGCTTTATGTATGACCGCAAGTTCAGCAACGAAGGGGCCACCAAGTCCGGGTCCAACCCCTACATCAATCAGTTTGACTACCCAATCCTGATATGGGGATACAGCGGCTGCATGCCGGTCAATGGGGGCAGTACCATCTACATGCTGCAATATTGGGACACCGCGGCGACGGGAGAGTTTACCGTTGATTGGTTTACGCCCGGAGTAAGGGCAACAGCCTTGGCGCCGTCTTATGGAACTGCCTGCTCCCTTTACGACAACGTCACCGGGACCGGAGCAGGGATATGGGGCATGCCTGCGGAAATACCTATTCTTACTCGGTACGATGCGGGCATGGAGGTGACAAACGCAACCGACCTGTCGGGTCTTGGCGCTTTGCATTATGTAGTTATGGGCACATAGGAGGCCGCCATGAGCACGGTGCAGAGCCTATACGACCTCATTCAGTACCGGCGCGACATAGACGTTACGAAAGACGATCTGATCCATGTCGTCAATAATGCCGTCCGGACGATAGCGAAGCGTTTGTACTGGCTGGAATCGGATTTATTACGCGAGGACATGTCGGTGAGCATATTTGCCGAAGTGACACATACCGCTGCCGACATTGTCTTCAACGATGCCAACCCGGATACCATAACCAGCGCCACCGGGGGATTCGTAACCTCCGGACTGGCGGCGGATATGCCTATCACTACCGACTCGACCGTAAACGATGGACCGTTCCGCATTGCTACGGCGGCAGACAAGACGCTGACGCTGGCCAGTACGGATAGTGTAACCGCGGCGGTTGCGGCAACAGTCGTCATAACCTCAGATGACGGCTACGGGTACCTGCCGTCCGGATTTTGGGGATTCGTGGACCAGCCTTACATCGACGGCAAGACATACCCGCTGCTTCCCCTGCCAAACCTTGACATAAAGCTGTCCTATACCTCGGCGGGCGAACCGCGATATTACCAGATCAAGGGCAGTAAAATCTACGTCACCCCCGACACGGCCACCAACTACACCATCAAAGGCGACTACTTTGCCCGACCCACGGCCCTGACCGCCACTACCGACACCATTCCGTATGGCGAACTGTTTGATGACGTTATCGCCGAGTATCTCTTGCGTTATTTCCGCAACGGCCAGGAGGGGATGTCGCAAACAGCGGGACTTAATCAGATGCTCATCGAAAACGTGGATCTCATTGCTCCTAAATACGGGAGGAGGGCGCCGGTGCAGATGCCCCGCGGCATCCCTTGGGATGCGCTCATGGGCGACAATATCAACTGGTAGGAGGACATAAGACATGGCATTCCCCGACTTGACGGATATAAGGGCCAGGGTGCGATCACTCATGAACGAGGACAGCAACTCCACCTTCCTGACGGATGCTATTCTCAACCGCTTTATCAACGACGGAGAACGCGATATAGCCATCAAGACAGGGTGCATCGAAAACATAGATACAGCAACCACTACGGCCTCTACCAGACTGGTGGCATTCTCCGGGCACAAGGTAAAGTATGTCGAGTATGCAGGCAGCACCAGAACCGGAATTCAACGGGTGACGCCTAAGCATTTGGGATTTTCTACCTACTCGGGAGCAACCCCTCAGTATTGGTTCCAGTGGGGCGGGAGTGTTGTGATCGACCCGCTTCCGGCCACCGCCTACACCATGTACCTGTATGTCAGCGATTATCCGCAGACCGAGATGAGCGAAAGCACGGACGAACCGGCCATACCAAGTTCTTTCCACGAGGACATCGTTCAATACGCTTTGGCCAGGGCACTGATGCGGGACAGGAAATGGCAGCAGGCGGCTTTCGTCTATAACAAATACATCGAATCCATCCAGGCCAAGAAGCAGATGATCGTGGCGCAACAGCCTGACCCGCGCTCGGCTATCAAGATACCGGATGTCGTACAGAGAGGAGGCCAGCAATAATGAGCACACTCCAAGCCTATACCGGATACAGCGAGACAGATACCGCCTCCCGGCTGACCGTAGCCACCAACACCCTGACTATTACCTCCCTCGATACCGACGAGGATATGCGGCTGACCAAGGACTTCACCGCCTCCTACTTCTCCGGTGATTTCGAGCACACCTTAAAGATCAACGTGACCGTGGGAACCGGGGCAGAATCCTGTTATGTGTGGGCAGTGACCAACTCTATTGCCAACCCGCTCGGCACCCTCCGAACCGCCGCTACCGACATGCTGGCCCTCCAATGGTTAAACGGGGCGCTGGTCCTCGTAGAGGTGGAGACATCCGAATATTCAGATACCTCCTCTGCCTTGTCCCTTGCCACCGACTACTACCTCCGAGTGGTGAGAGACGAGGCGGTTGGAACCTACGGTACGCTCTACTGCTACATCTACACCGACCGGGAATACTGCGAGCTGGTGGATACCCTCACTCTCACTCTCCATGCAACAAACGACTGGCAATACCTCTGGGGATGCGGCGGTGTGGGCGATGGGGCGGGTTCCACCGTATTCACCGGGACCATTTACAACCTCACCCTCGATGCCTACGCCTACACAATGGAAGGAATCAGGACCAGGATCAGGGATATTTTGAACGAATCCACCGCCGCGTTCTGGACAGATGCCGAACTTAACTATTGGGTCAACGACGGCATCCGGGAAATCGCGGAACTTACCGGGTGCATCCAGAATATAGACGCCCTCACCACCACCAACGGCACCCGCACGGTAACCTATACGGGATACGATGTGGCAGCGGTGGAATATAAACCGGCCTCCGGAACCAGGACCGCACTTGCTCAATCCGACCAGTTACGAGACGGGCACGGCAGATACAACAGCACCACGCCGCAGTTCTTTTGGACCGGCAAAGGAGCATTCGGCATAGATCCGCTGCCGGACGCCACCTACAACCTGGACGCATACATTAACGATGTGCCGACAGACATGACGGTTGACAGCCAGATACCAGAGATCCCCCCGGCATTCCGTCCGTTGCTCGTCGATTACGGTCTATACCGGGCCTTCCTCAAAGAGGGCAACTATGGGGCGGCCTCCTTGTTCCACCAGATATACCAGTCGGAACTGATATACACGGCGCAAGACAACCTTGCCAACATACCCGATGCGCGATCCGAGATGAGGTATGAGTAATGGCCGAAGACAAAATACCGGTCGTTAAGATCAACCCGACGCTGCGGCCCATCCAGGGCATAGCCGACGAGAAAGGATACGATCACCCCGTCCCTGTTATCAAGTCGGCGGCATCTCTCAAGGGTGTAAAAGGCGAACAGGACAATGCCGTACCCATATCCGATGTAACCAAAGGCGTACCCTTCCGGGGTGGGATGTTCACAGATCGTGAGGTCGCGCTGATTCCCTCCGGCGGTTACTCTATGATCCAGAACATGCGAGCTACCCACCCCGGATTCGAGAAGCGCAAAGGATGCGCCAAGAAGCACACCACGGCAGACGGAACCAACGAGGTCATGACCCTGTTTCAGTACGCCAAGGGTAAAGTCACCGAGCGCCACTTCTACGCCCAGATGAGTGATGGCGATGTGCTGGAGGCTACCGATGCGCCTCCCACAGTTACCACGGGGGCTTTCGGCTCCGAGGTATTCGACGGGACCTCCACCGGCCAAGTCCCGGCATCCTGGGCGGTCATCGACGATAAGGTGATCTACTCCAACGGGTCAAATATGCACAAGATATACACCGGCTCGGACTACCTCATCTCCCGTGTGATCGTCTATATCGGGACTGCCGCGCCTCCGATCATTCCCACCGAAGGGAAGGACTATACCGATCAGGCAACGGACGGTATCACCACCACCTATATAGACCTATCATCCCTGGGCGACTTGGCCGTTGACTATGACTGCATATTCGTCTGCACCCACATTCCGGCCACCTCGATCACCTGGACGATGGCAAATGTGAACGCCACCGCCTCCGTAGCCGCCGGTAAATACTGGAACGGAGCATGGGCGGCGATGTCCGGGTTCAGCGATGGGACGACATCGGGCGGGGCAGCCTTCGCCCAAACCGGCACACAATCCTGGACGGCACCCTCCGACGAGATCCCCCATTATATGTTCGGGCAGAACGGCTTCTGGTATCAGATATATCTATCATCCGGGGATCTGGATAGCGACACGAAGGCCTCGGCTCTCACTTACAACACTACCTGGCAATCCCTCCAGAACATTTGGGACGGGGTGCTCGTGGATGTGGTCGAAACTCAGTTCTACGACCAGAGTGACGACGCCTACCTAACATATGGCGCTACATCCATAGACATCAGTAGCGGCACCACCTCGGACATCCTCTACTTTGCATCCCTCGACCCCATTGTTGGATTCTATGTGGATGTGGGGGAAACCCCGAACACCACCGCCTCAACTACTATCAACCATGTGTATTATTGGCAGAATGGGAATACATGGGCAGAAGTGACATCGGCTGACGACGACACCGATGGGTTCTCCAAGTCTGGTTTTGTAACCTTCAAGCGCCAGAGCGACGTATTCAAGCAACAATTCGGTGGGTTACAGTATCACCTCTACTGGTACAAGATAACATGGGACCAGACCCTATCATCAGACGTTCAGTTATCCATCCAGACCATGCCTTATTTCGACATCACTGAGTACGGGCAAAAAGGGATTGCGAACTGTGCATGGCGGGACCGCCTCGTTTGCACCTTTGACCGTTGGCCCGTGGACATCTATGTATCCGGCAAGCACGCCCCGATGACGTTCAACGGGGATGATGCGTCTATACTCGAACGACCTGGTGACGGGAGGATGAACAGAGTTACAGCCATTAAACGCTTCTTCAACAACATCCTCGTATGGCAGGAGGAGAAGGGCACAGATGGTGGTTGCGTTACCATGTACCAAGGCTACGACCCATCAACATTCGGGAAGATCCTGTTATCCACCCGCCTCGGCACCTTCTCGGCCAAGTCCGTAGCAGTCATTGAGGGCATCACCGTAGGCATATCCAAGGTATACGACAAACCCACAACCGTTGCCTTCTTTCTGTCTCGCTATGGTGTGTTCATGTGCGAGGGAACCACGTTCATCCGTATCTCGAAGCAGGAGCATACCTCTATCCAGAACTATTTCGACCCCAAGGATTCAGACTGTATCCGCCGGGGCTACGAGGACAAGTGCTGGCTGGCCTACGACTCCGCTTATCACGTTCTCCGCATCGGCCTTGTTACCGGGACATCGGCCACCGTACCCAACACCTTCCTCGTCTATGACCTCGAAGATCGTGCTTGGATGGCTGACTACCTCACCCAACCGTTCTCCTGCATGTGCGAAGTGGAAGCGGCCAGCGGGGATACCGTCGTCCTCCAATACGCAGGAGGAACAGCAGATGGTTACGTGTATCGCACCAACACGACCAACGACGATGTATCCACGGCTATCGACGCCTACGCCACGATGGAGATAGACGGCGAGGGCGCGGAGATACTGATGAGAGAACTGATATTGAGGAGTTCCGGCACGACAACCCTG